CGCGGAAAGGGTAACATCATCCTGTGTTCTGCAGACGTTGCTTCTGCACTGACCATGGCTGGTGTACTCGACTACACCCCTGCACTCAACGCTAACCTGCAGGTTGACGACACTGGTAACACCTTCGCTGGTGTTCTGCAAGGTAAGTATCGTGTCTACATCGATCCTTATTCTGCAAACATCGCTGCTAATAACAGCGGTCTCGCACAAGGTTCCAACCAGTACTACGTCGTCGGTTATAAGGGTTCTTCACCTTATGACGCTGGTCTGTTCTATTGCCCATATGTTCCCCTCCAGATGGTTCGTGCCGTTGGAGAGAACTCCTTCCAGCCCAAGATTGGCTTTAAGACCCGCTACGGTCTTGTTGCTAACCCATTCGCAGAAGGTAAGACCCAAGGTCTTGGCGCACTCACCGTTAACGCTAACCGTTACTACAGACGTGTTGCTGTTAAGAACATCATGTGATCCATTCGGTTCACACCGTTCTTCAGAGGGAGTCTTCGGACTCCCTCTTTTTTTATCTAAATAAATATAAAACTGAGATAATGGCAGTATCAAACGCATTTGCCAACCAGATACAAAATAGAAATTTTCTATCTCAAGTTGGATTCAAGTTTACATTAAACAGAACTCCAAAGGTAGCATTTTTTGGCAACTCTGCTAACATACCAGGTATGACTCTTGGTCTTGCAGAACAACCAACGTATCTTAAGAACATTCCTATTCCTGGGGATAAGATAGAGTTTCAGGACTTTACTTTAAGATTTCTGGTTGACGAAAATCTTGAAAACTACATGGAGATGCAAAAGTGGATCCGTGGATTAGGTTTCCCTGAGTCGCTTGAAGAGATATACAACCTCCAAAAGTCGGGTAATTATAAAGACGATAATACCCACAAGATAATGGATATCTACTCAGACGCAACTTTGTTTGTTCTGAATAGCAATAACAATGTTAACTTCCAAGTCAAATTTAGAGATATGTTCCCATATCAGTTGTCAGATTTGACTTTTGATGCTACAGATGTTGATATTGAGTACTTTACAGCAGAGGTTACTTTCAAGTATACTATTTACGATATACTAGATGCAAACGGCAATCCCTTATGACTTATGATTTGGATACCATCCAAAAGATGTGGGTGGCAGATTCAAAAATTGATATTGACAACCTTCACACTGAATCTTTGAATATCCCAATGCTTCACGCGAAGTATTTTGACTTATACAATAACATAGTTCTTCTTAAAAAGAAAGCAGAACAACAGAAGAAAAATATAAGGCACGAAAGATACGAATACTTTTCAGGCAAGGCAGACCCAGAAGTTTATATAGAGAATCCATTTCCAAAGAAAATTAGAGATAAAGAGACAATGCAAAAATATCTGGATGCAGATGATAGGTTGTCTTCAATATCTTTGAAAGTTGAATACTACGATACGATGCTTAACTATTTGGAAAGTATTCTTAAGGTAATTCAAAACCGCACCTATCAAATTAAAAATGCAATCGAGTTCATTCGTTTCCAATCGGGTTTAGGATAATGGAAGAAGACTTCAGCAATAGTGAAAATGATTTTGACTATCAAGTTAATTTCAAAATAGAAGATATACATCTTCTACACCATTGTGTCACAAAAAGGATTGAAAACTGGGAAGGATCTCCAGCAAGACATCCTATGGAGCAAGAACATTTATGGCACTTAAGAGATTCTCTTTATAGAATGATATTAGAATACAAGTTTGAAAACATGTAATAAATATTTCTAGATGAATGGATCTTTGTGATTGACACGAATGCAAATCTTGTTATTTCTAAGTCTAACGAAGTATTTTTAAAAATAGAAACAGAACCTCATATTGAATATGAGTTGAGGGATCACTTTAAGTTTGAAGTTCCCAATATGAAGTTTATGCCGCAGTATCGTAATAGGCACTGGAACGGAGAGATTCACCTATACGATATGCGGTCAAAGCAGATCTATGTTGGTCTGTTAGATAAGATTGTGTCCTTTTGCAAGAACTACGGATATACTTATAGGTTTGAAGATAATAAGTTTTACGGACTTCCCTTTGAAGTAAATGATGGGATATCATTTGAGGGTGTCAAGGATTATATGAACTCTATTTGTTCTCATAGTCCACGAAAGTATCAAATAGAGGGAGTATATGATGCTCTAAGGCATAATAGAAAACTATTGATATCTCCCACTGCTTCTGGCAAATCGTTGATGATTTATTCTCTCGTAAGATATTATGTTGACAAAGGGCAAAAAATACTCCTAGTTGTTCCAACGACATCCCTTGTAGAGCAGATGTATAAGGATTTTCTTGACTATGGTTGGGACGCTGATTCATATTGTCATCGTATCTATTCTGGTCGTGAAAAAAGCAATGATGCACCAGTAACCATCACAACTTGGCAGTCTGTTTATAAGTTAGATCGAACTTTCTTTGAAGACTACAATGTAGTTATAGGAGATGAAGCACACTTGTTTAAGAGCAAGTCTCTCATTTCTATTATGACTAAGCTTCATCACGCTAAGTATAGGTTTGGGTTTACAGGGACTTTAGACGGCACACAGACCCATAAATGGGTCTTAGAGGGTGTCTTTGGACCATCATATAAGGTAACCAGAACTGATGAGTTGATGAAACAGGGTCACCTTTCTCAACTTGATATTCAGTGTGTTGTATTAAAGCATCCTCCTCAGAAGTTTGAAGCATTTGAGGATGAGATACAATATCTTATTTCACATGAACAACGAAATAAATTTATTACTAACTTATCATTAGACTTGAAAGGTAATACTCTTGTTTTGTTTAGTCGTGTTGAAGCACATGGAGCAGTGCTTTACGATAAGATAAATAACAACAAGCAGGATGGCCGTAAAGTATTTTTCATACACGGCGGTGTTGATACTGAAGAAAGAGAATTAGTCAGAGAGATTACTGAACGAGAGAACAACGCTATTATCGTTGCATCTTATGGAACTTTTTCTACTGGTATTAACATTAAGAACCTCCATAACGTTATCTTTGCTTCACCCAGTAAATCGAGAGTTAGAAATCTACAATCAATTGGAAGAGTACTTAGAAAAGGAAAAAATAAAACTAAAGCAGTGCTCTACGACATCTCTGATGATTGTACATATAACTCAAGGAAAAACTATACTCTAAATCATCTCATAGAAAGAATTAAAATTTACAATGAAGAGAACTTTAATTATGAGATAATCACTATTCAACTAAAGAGATAATATGGAAGACGACTTTTATGCAACTCTTAAATTAAAAACAGGTGAAGAGATATTTGCCAAAATAGCAGCATCTGAAGAAGAGGATAGAACTTTTATTATAGTTTCTTATCCTATTATGATATCAGAAGTTAAAGGTAGAACCGGTAAACAGTTTGGTTACAAGATGGAACCTTGGCTTAAAACTTCTACTGAAGATATGTTTATTCTTAAGTTAGAAGATGTTCTCACAATGAGTGAGTCTTCTGATATTGAAATGATATCAATGTATCAATCTTATGTAAGACAAACTAGTAAACTTACTAGTAATCAATCTAAGACAAAGATGTCTAGAAAGATGGGATACATCGCTAATGTACGTGATGCTAAAGAAATCTTGGAGAAGATCTATAAGAGTAGTTAGTAATCTATAAGTACTTATAGCTGTCTCATCAACCTTAACAAAGATATTCTACTGGTGATTTGAGTACTTGTCAACTATTTGTTTCAGTGCTATACTTTATACATAATAATGATTAATACTTATGATATCTACAGCAGTTATGGCTAAGAGAAAAAGGTCAGAACACTATGTCAACAACAAAGAGTTTCTTGCTGCTCTGATCAAGTATCGTGAAGATATTGCCATTGCAGAAATTCAAGGTAAACCAAAACCCAGAATTCCAAGATACATCGGTGAGTGCTTTTTAAAGATTGCTAACCACCTGTCATTCAAACCAAACTTTGTTAATTACATGTTCAAGGAGGACATGATTTCTGATGGAATCGAAAATTGCGTTCAATACGTTCATAATTTTAATCCTGAGAAATCCCAAAATCCTTTTGCTTACTTTACGCAGATCATTCATTATGCGTTTCTCAGACGTATTCAAAAAGAGAAAAAGCAACTAGAAATTAAAAATAAAATTCTTGAAAGAACTGGTTTCGATCAAGTGTTTGAGGGTGGTGGTCTTGACAATTCTGATTACTCAGATTACAATAGCATCAAGGATGCAGTGTATACCAAACTTCGTTATTGATGAAAATAGCAATTATCACTGACCAGCACTTTGGTGCTAGAAAGAATTCCAAACTCTTTCATGATTATTTTCTAAAGTTCTACAATGAAGTGTTTTTCCCAACGCTGGAACAGTATGGGATTACCACCATAGTAGATATGGGAGATACTTTTGATAGTCGCAAAGGAATTGATTTCTCAGCACTTGCTTGGGCAAAAGATAATTACTATGATCGTCTGAAGGAAATGGGCATTACAGTTCATACGATTGTGGGTAATCATACTGCATACTATAAGAATACTAATAAAGTAAATGCAGTAGACCTTCTTCTTCGTGAGTATGACAATGTATATGTCTATGATGCCGCATCAGAAGTTACGATTGGGGGTCTAGATACATTATTCATCCCATGGATTAACAAAGAAAATGAAGAAAGTACTTTCAGATTTATTCAAACGTCAGATTGCCACTGCGCGATGGGGCACCTTGAACTCAACGGATTTAGAGCTCATCGCGGATGCATCATGGATCATGGTCATGCGAGCGAGTTATATTCAAAGTTCACCAAGGTCTTCAGCGGTCACTACCACACTCGATCGGATGATGGACGGATCTATTACTTGGGAAATCCATACGAGATGTTCTGGAACGATGTCGGTGATCGGAGAGGATTCACCATCTTTGATACAGAAACTCTTGAACATTTTCACATAGATAACCCTAATAGGATGTTTTATAACATCTATTATGAAGACACTGCTTATCAAACGTTTGATACTAGAGAATACGAAAACAAGATTGTAAAAGTTATTGTTCGTGAGAAGAGTGATACTAAGCAGTTTGAGAAGTTCGTAGATAAACTCTATGCTTCTAATATTGCTGAACTCAAGATTGTTGAGAACTTTCAAATTCAAGAGAATGAAGAGTTTGAAGCATTTGAGTCAGAAGACACTCTTTCTATCTTGAATAGATATGTAGAAGAAGCAGAAATAAATCTTGACAAATCTATTGTTCAAAACCTTATTTCTGAAGTCTATAAAGAAGCTTGTGAAATGGTGTAATGTTTATTTTAACAATCTGTGGCAGAGAAGAGGATGGTGCTTATAGTGTCATAGATGATGAAGGTGAACAGACCTTGTATATCTTTGAAGAAGAAGATGATGCTGTAAGGTTTGCTATAATGCTAGAAGAAGATGACTATCCAGAAATGCATGTGATGGAAGTCGATGAAGAAATTGTATTAACTATTTGTGAGCAGCATGAACACAAATATGCTATAATAACAAAAGATGACCTTGTGATTCCCCCTCAAACAGATGATCATATTTGAAAAGATTCGTTGGAAGAACTTTCTATCTACTGGCAATCAGTTCACAGAAGTTGAACTGAATAAAGAATCTACTACTCTTATTATTGGTAATAATGGTGCTGGTAAGTCAACGATCTTGGATGCGTTGACTTTTGTGCTGTTTGGAAAGTCTTTTCGTAAGATTAATAAACCACAACTCATCAACTCTACAAACGAAAAGGATTGCCTTGTAGAGATTGAGTTTACTATTGGTTCTACTAACTGGATGATTCGTAGGGGAATCAAACCAAATGTATTTGAAATTTATAGAAACGATAGTCTGTTGGATCAGAATGCATCTGCGGTAGATCAGCAGAAGTATCTAGAACAGTCTATCCTCAAGATGAACTATAAGTCATTCACTCAGATTGTTATTCTGGGTAGCAGCAACTTTGTACCCTTTATGCAACTGAATGCATCAAGCCGTAGAGAAGTTATTGAAGACTTGTTAGATATTAAGATCTTCTCTTCAATGAATAATATCCTTAAAGAAAAGATTCGTGGTATCAAGGATAATATCCGAACCTTGGAACTTAAGAAAGAATCTATCAGTGAAAAAGTTCAGATGCAAGAGAACTTTATTGAAGAGATCGAAACTCGTGGTAAAGAAAACATTAGTTATAAAGAGCATAAGATTGCTTCCATTCTTACTGAAGAGAATGACCTGATGAATGCTTGTGAAGGTATGAATGAAGAACTATCTTCCTTAGAACAAAGACTTGAAGTTAATGTAGGTGCAACAGAAAAACTTCGCAAACTTGGTAACCTCAAGGGTAAGATATCTAACAAAGTATCAACTATCACTAAGGAACATAAATTTTTCTCACAAAATACGGTATGCCCTACCTGTACTCAGGATATAGAAGAATCGTTTCGGTTAAATAAAATTGAAGACGCTCAAAATAAGGCAAAAGAGTTGCAATCTGGATATAAAGATCTGGAGGAGGCAATTAAAAAGGAAGAAGAACGAGAGCGTCACTTCATTGTTCTATCGAAGGAGATCACTTCCCTAACACATGGCATTTCTCAAAACAATACTAAGATCGCTGGATGTCAACGACAGATCAGAGATCTGGAATCGGAAATTCAAAGAATTACCGAGCAACTTGCAAACAGAACTGCTGAGAATGAAAAGTTAGATACCTTTAGAGAAAATCTAGCGACAGCGTATAAAGACTTGTCTGTTCAGAAGGATTTGATTCAATACCATGACTTTTCATACTCTTTGTTAAAGGACAGTGGAGTAAAATCTAAAATCATCAAAAAATATCTACCTCTGATTAACCAACAGGTTAATAGATATCTTCAGATGATGGACTTCTACATCAACTTTACATTGGATGAAGAGTTCAACGAAACGGTTCAGTCTCCTATTCATGAAGACTTTTCTTATTCTTCTTTCAGCGAGGGTGAAAAACAACGTATCGACCTAGCACTTCTCTTCACTTGGAGAGAAGTTGCAAAATTCAAAAACTCAACTAATACAAACCTCCTCATTCTTGATGAGGTTTTCGACTCTTCTCTTGACGGTTTTGGAACAGAAGAGTTTCTTAAAATTATTCGTTTCGTTATTACTGATGTCAATGTATTTGTCATCTCGCACAAAACAGGAATGGAAGATAGGTTTGCTGACGTTATGCGTTTTGAAAAAGTGAAAGGGTTCAGTAGACTAAATACTTAAAAAAGTTTGCTGAAAAATGAACTATAAAGATCTGCGTAGTATTCAAGAAACTTACAACGTAATGTATACTGAGGGATACGGAACATCGCCCAATAGAGATCCTCTAGTTCCTAAGAGTCATAATGAGCGTATGAAGGATGCAAGAGAAAAAACTAAAAAACAAGGTGTTTTCTTACCTCCTTGGATTGGTCCAGAACTGCCAAGAGTAAAAGCAGGATCAAAAACACAAATGGCTAGTTACGAACCAGAAGGTGAGATGACCGAAGGTTTGGCGGGAATGGTTGACAAAGCAACCAAAGCAGGTCAAGCTGGTTTGGAGAGAATGGGTGTAAAAATCAACCGCACTCCCAGACCAACTGCTAGACCAAGTGTCAGAACACAAGACACTATCCGTAAGAATCAGTCTAGTATGGAAGAAGTCGATGTCTTTGATATCGTCAAGGGACATTTGATTGACGAAGGTGCAACTGAAGAGGAAGCACTCAAAGCAATGCTTTCAATGACTGAAGAGCAAATCAATGCTATCGTTGAAGGTGGTCCTTATATCGTAACTAATGCAGATAAAAAAGGTAACACCCCTGCATATCAAAACTACCTGAAGGGTATGAAAAACAAGAAGACTGGTGAACCCCTGTATAAGGCAGCACCTCACCTGAGAGGAGTCTGAACCACTTCTACAAGTGTCTACATGGGAGTCTTCGGACTCCCTTTTTTTGTATAATAGGTTCATCCGAGACAGAGTTATGATCCGCCACGAAATCAAGTCCCAACTCGCCAAACTCCTTGCGACTGAGGACTTGGTGGTTGAGAACCGTCCTGTTGAGACTGCGCAGTTCAATGTTCACACCCGTGTATTGACTCTTCCTCAGTGGGAACGTGCTAGCAGCACCGTCTATGACCTGTTGGTGGGTCATGAAGTTGGTCATGCTCTCTTCACTCCCGACCAAGACCCACCTAAAGGTATCCCTCATTCCTTCCTCAATATCGTTGAGGATGCTCGTATTGAGAAGTTGATGAAGCGCAAGTATATGGGTCTTGCTAAGACTTTCTTCAAAGGATACAAACAACTTTCTGACGAAGACTTCTTCTGTCTTGAAGGTGAAGATGTTGACAAAATGAACCTGGCAGACCGTGCAAACCTGTGGTTCAAAATTGGCAATCATATTGATATTCCCCTCAACAATGATGAGGAGAAGGATATCATTGATATGATTTCTAAGACTGAAACTTTTGCTGATGTTATCGCTGCTGCAGAAGTTCTCTACAAGTATTGTAAAGAAGAAAAGAAAAAGGAGAAAGTGAGCGACCTGGAACAGCAACCTCAGCAGATGCAGTCTGAAGGTAAACAGGGAGAAAACCAACAACCACAGTCTTCTGATGAAGATGGTGAAGGTTCGCCTGAAAAGCAAGAACCAAGTGAAGAGAGTGATGATGTAGAAGTCGATTTTGGTTCCTCAGACGAACCAGAAGTTCATACTGCAGAATCTTTGGAAGAAAACCTGAAAGACCTTACCAATGAGTTTGACCGAGAATATAATTATGTTGAAATTCCTGATCTCAACCTTGATACTGTAATTGCTGATAATGAAGAAGTTCACTCTTATACTACTTCTTTCTTTAAATATTACGCAGAGAAAAGAGAAAACCCAAAAGTGTATGATAATGTTGACTCACAATATGTAAACTTCAAACGTTCTGCTCAGAAGGAAGTCAACTATTTGGTCAAGGAATTTGAATGTAAGAAAGCCGCAGACTCCTATGCCCGTGCTACAACTTCTCGCACTGGTATTCTGGACTGTTCTAAACTTCACACTTACAAGTATAATGAAGACCTGTTCAAGAAAGTGACTACGCTTGCTGATGGTAAGAACCATGGACTTGTTTTCATTCTGGACTGGTCTGGCTCTATGAGTAATGTCCTTGAAGACACTCTAAAGCAACTGTATAACCTGATTTGGTTCTGCAATAAGGTTAATATTCCTTTTGAAGTTTATGCTTTTACTGGTGAGTGGAAGCGTACATATTATGATTACATTACTGATAAGTATGTTCAGGCAGATGTTGTGCCTCACTATGAAAAGCGTGAGGGACTGTTGGCTGTCGATGACCACTTTACTCTGTTGAATATTCTTACCAGTAAAGTTTCTTCCAAAGAACTTGAAAAGCAAATGATCAATATCTGGCGTATTGGTAAGTATTTTAATTCTTGTGTTGAATATACTATTCCTGAACGGATGTCACTTTCTGGCACTCCTTTGAATGAGAGTCTTGTGGCACTACGGCAGATTCTTCCTAAGTTCCAACGTGAAAACAAACTGCAAAAGGTTCAATGCATTATTCTTACTGATGGTGAAGCAAACCCTCTTGCTCGCCACGTTGAGATTGAAGGTCGTCACGTAAGTTACATCGGTTGTCGTCGTTTGAGTGGAGAAACAAGCTTTGTCCGAGACCGTAAACTTGGAACAACTCAGCAGGTTGGTTATGAGTGGCACAAGTTTTCTAAACTTCTTCTTTCTAACTTGAAACAAAACTTTCCTCAGGTTAACTTTATTGGTATCCGTGTTCTTATCCCACGGGATGCAAACTCGTTCATCCGTATGAATACTAATGGCAGTAAAGAACAAGAAAAAGTTATGCAAGACTGGAAAAAGAACAAGAGTTTCTGCCTTAAAGATGCTGGGTATGATGCATACTTTGGTCTATCTTCGACTGCACTTGCTCAGGATACTGACTTTGATGTTGATGAGGGTGCAACAAAAGCAAAGATTAAGTCTGCTTTTGTCAAGAGTTTGAAAACTAAAAAACTAAATAAGAAAGTTCTTGGCGAATTTATTTCTTTGGTAGCATGACAAAATACAGAGAAAACTGGAGAGAAATTGCAAAGTCCTCCGAGGTAGATCCCAAGGTGCTTGATATTCTTGAGAATGGTCCTAAATCCCTGACTCAAGCATGGTTGTTGCAAGCCATGCGCTACAAATACGGACAGTTGCCAGACTGACCACAGGGGTCTCATGACCCCTTTTTTATGCTCTATAATAACTTCAGTTCAAACAAAACAAATGGGTCTGTCCAAGCAAAGCATCATTGAGTGTCTTCGCGATTCTTACGGTGAGTCAGTGACTTCCGCTGAGATCAAGGCATTCTGTCAGATGAATGACTTCAACTATCAGACTATTACTAACAAACTGACTGACTTCAAAGTTGGTCGCGGTAAGTGGAACCTGGAAGTAACCAAAGAGACTGTTCAGGATCTCGAAATGACTTATACTGCTCCTGCGGCAATGCCTGCTGCTGAACAAAACCTTATTCCTCAGAAAGATGATTCCTTCGTCAAGTTTGGTAACTTTGCAGATATTAAAAAAGTTATTGAGTCCCGTCTCTTCTACCCTACGTTCATCACGGGTCTTTCGGGCAATGGTAAAACGTTCTCTGTTGAACAAGCGTGTGCTCAACTCAAGCGAGAACTGATTCGCGTAAACATTACTATCGAAACTGATGAAGATGATCTTATTGGCGGTTTCCGTCTTGTTAATGGTGCAACCGTCTGGCACAATGGCCCAGTCATTGAGGCACTCGAACGAGGAGCTGTCTTGCTCCTTGACGAAATCGACCTCGCCTCTAATAAAATTCTCTGTCTCCAAAGTATCCTTGAAGGAAATGGAGTCTTTCTTAAAAAGATCGGAAAGTTTGTTCGACCCACTGCAGGTTTCAATGTCATCGCAACCGCAAACACTAAAGGTAAAGGTTCAGACGATGGACGATTCATTGGAACTAACGTGCTCAACGAAGCATTCCTTGAGCGTTTCCCAGTGACCTTTGAGCAAGAGTACCCGACTGCTACCACTGAGACTAAGATTCTGAACAAGATCTGTGATGATGCTGACTTCTGCAAGCGTCTTGCTGACTGGGCAGACATCATCCGCAAGACCTTCTACGATGGTGGCATTGAGGAGATCATCAGCACTCGTCGCCTGGTTCATATTGTGAAGGCATACAGCATCTTTGGTGACAAGGCAAAGGCAATCAGTGTTTGCGTCAACCGTTTCGATGATGAAACCAAGCAAGCATTCCTTGAACTGTATGATAAGGTTGATGCTGACTTCAACCTTCCTTCACTTGACGAGGATGCAATGAAGGACTACAATCCCATTGACCAAGTAGATGTTATCTGATATAATTATGACAAACTCCTGGAGTCTACTTTACGATACTATGAATGACGATGTGATTAAATTTGATGTTGGTGAGGATACTGTTGAGTTTTCCTCTAGAACACCTTGGAAGTATAATGAAGAGGAACTTCTGAAAGAACTTCTTGAGTATATTCGTGGAACTTACAACGCTCACTATTCTGCTGGAACTAACAAGGTTCAAACTTTGGATCTGATTGAAGCGTGTGGTGATGGAGAAGCATTCTGCCGCAGTAATATTCTCAAGTATGCTTCCCGATATGATAAGAAAGGCAGTGCCCGACGTGACCTTATGAAGATTATGCATTATGCTGTTCTACTAATGCACTTCAACGATAAGAACGCACAACGTGAAACCTATCCTCAGTGAAACTTAAACCCAAAACTATGAAAATTTCTGACAAGACTCTTACTCTCCTTAAGAACTTCTCTTCCATCAATCAGTCTATTTTGTTCAAAGAAGGAAAGTATCTTCGCACTATCTCTGTCATGAAGAACATTCTTGCAGAAGCAACTATTGGTGAAGATATTCCCAAAGACTTTGGTATCTATGATCTTAACCAGTTCCTGAATGGTCTTGACTTGCATCAGAATGCAGAACTTGACTTCCAGAATGATGGTTATGTTGTCATCAAAGAAGGACGTTCTCGTTCTAAGTACTTCTTTGCAGACCCTAACGTTATTGTCACTCCTCCCGACAAAGCGATCAGTCTTCCCACTGAAGATGTTTGCTTCAGTCTTGATACTCAGCAACTTGGCAAACTGCTGAAAGCAGCTGCAGTATATCAACTGCCTGATCTTTCTGCTGTTGGTGAGAATGGTGTGGTCAAACTGGTGGTTCGTGACAAGAAGAACGAAACCTCTAATGACTTCTCCGTCATCGTGGGTGAAACTGAGAATGTATTCTCTTTCAACTTCAAAGTAGAGAATATCAAGATCATTCCTGGTTCCTATGAAGTTGTGGTTTCTAAGAAACTTCTGTCTCGTTTCACTAGTAATGACTACGACCTGTGCTATTATATTGCTCTGGAACCTGACTCTACGTTTGAATGAAACACATTCTTTTTACTCTTAAGGGTTGTCCGTTTGAACCACTTGATGATGAACAAAACATCAAGTTGCTTCTTTACAATGCCACAAAAGAAGCAAAGTCAACTCTACTGAACTTGGCAACACATAAGTTTGAACCTCAGGGTGTGACTGGTGTTGCTATGCTTGCAGAGAGTCACATTAGCATTCATACTTGGCCTGAGAAAGGTATGGCAGTTTGCGATGTATTTACTTGTGGGGATAGCGCAGAACCAGAAAAAGCAGTAGAATATATGCAAGAGCAGTTGAAGGCAACTGATATTGTTTCCAATCAATTTGAACGTCCTTTGGAATGAAGTATAATGTAAGATATCAACTTCCAGGTGACCGACGTTACCTAGAGATGATTGTAGAAGCAAACAATCAGTCCCATGCAGTTAAAGTTGCACAGGCACACGTTCCTTCTGCTAGAATTGTTGGTGGTCCACAAGTCGCAAAATGAAAACTATCACATCGATGAGGATAGTTGGTAGCATTGGTGTTATCCTTGCTTATTTCACCATCCTTCATCTTAATGTTCTAGTTGGGGTGATAATTAATTTCATTGCCGATCTCATTTCAATTCCTTACTTTGTGAGGACTAAGGCCTGGGATGTGGTTATAATGCTATCATTCCTACTGAGCATCAGTATCAGCAAACTATTATCATGAACATCTTTGTTACTGACCAAGACCCTGCTAAGTCTGCTAAGGTTCTTCCTGACAAACACATCGTCAAGATGCCCCTAGAGACCTGTCAGATGCTTGCTATCGTTGCTTCTGGCAAATGGGGTCATGGATTCGGCACTCTTCCTAGAGCTGATGGCACTGCCTATGCTACTGAGAAGGGTGCTTTTCGCAATCATCCATGCACAGCATGGGCAAACAAAACTGTAGAGAATGCCCGTTGGTTGTTGGCACATGGTTTCGCTTTGTGTGAAGAGTATGCTGCTCGATATGGAAAAGAGCACACTTGCTTCAAGACTCTCCTTGCTGCCTCTAAAATCATTCCTGAGGCAAACATCATGGAACATACTCCATTTGTGTTTGCAGGACCTGATGAGTTCAAGTATGACACAAGCATTGATATCTTCACTGCTTACAAGATGTATATTGCATCTAAACCTTGGGTATGCGATAATTATCTGCGTATCCCCGACCGCAAACCTGACTGGGTATAATTATGAATCGTGATGAATTTCTTTGGGTCGAAAAGTATCGCCCCAAAACTATTGATGAGTGCATCCTTCCCGATGCAACTAAGAAGACTTTCAAAGACTTCCTAGATAAAGGGGAGGTTCCTAACTTGCTTCTCGCTGGTCCTCCTGGTGTGGGTAAAACCACCGTTGCAAAAGCACTATGTCACGAACTTGGAGTAGACTATTATGTCATCAACGGATCCGACGAAGGTAGATTTCTTGACACTGTACGGAATCAGGCCAAAAACTTTGCTTCGACCGTTTCGCTTTCGTCAGATGCTAGACACAAAGTCATCATCATCGACGAAGCAGATAACACAGGGAACGACGTACAACTCCTCCTACGGGCAAATATTGAGACGTTTTATAACAACTGCCGGTTCATTTTCACATGTAACTACAAAAATAAGATCATTGAACCCCTCCACTCGCGATGTGCCGTTGTCGAGTTTGGAATCAAAGGAAAAGAGAAAGCACAAATTGCCGCAGGATTCTTTGGTCGTCTCAAACAAATCCTGGATACAGAAGGTATTGAATATGATAACAAGGTCTTGGTAGAACTTATCAATAAGCACTTCCCTGACTGGCGTCGTGTTTTGAATGAGTGTCAACGATACTCAACTAGCGGAAAGATTGACTCTGCTATCCTTGCTACTTTCTCTGATGTTTCTGTAAATGACCTCATCAAAAACCTCAAACAGAAGAACTTCACTGAAGTCCGTAAGTGGGTTGTTAATAACCTGGATAATGATTCTGGGGTACTTCTCCGTCGTATTTACGATGCTCTTCTTACATCCCTTGAAAACAATAGCATTCCTGCTGCTGTGCTTATTGTTGCTAAGTATCAGTATCAGATTGCCTTCGTTGCTGACCAAGAAATTAACTTCTTGGCGGCGTTGACTGAAATTATGTGTGAGTGTGAATTCAAGTAATTAAATTAAAACTATGAACGTAAAACTATTTCGTATTATCACTGGTGAAGAAGTTATTGCAGAACTTCTTTCCGAAGACGACACAACTGTGACTGTGCAGAATGGTCTGGTTGTTCTTCCTACTGGACAAAGTGTTGGGTTTGCTCCCTGGTCTCCTGTAGTTGATAAAGACAGTCCTGAGATTACGGTTTCTAGGAATCATATTGTGTATATCGCTGAGGTTGAATCTGGTGTCAAGAAAAAGTATACTGGAATCTATGGAAGTAACCTTATTACCCCTGATGAAAAGAAACTGATTCTCTGATTATGAAAACGAAACAAAGGCATCAAGTAAAGTCCAGATTCTATTATGTTTTCTGGGGAACTGCTACAGTAGCAGTAGTTTTGGGTCAACTATATGTTGGCACTGGATATCGAGTTCTGCATGGAAGTATGCAGGAACTTATTGATAAAGTTGATGGAATTATTCTTCGACCAAATACCGACGAACCTAATTTCTTATGAAGTCTTATAAAACTCCTCTTCGTTATCCTGGCGGTAAGTCCCGCGCTTGCGTCAAACTGGAACAATATCTTCCAGACCTCCGTGATTATAAGGAGTATCGTGAACCCTTTATTGGTGGTGGTAGTGTTGCCATTCACATTACCAAGAAGTTTCCGCATCTTGATATTTGGGTAAACGATTTATATGAACCACTGTATAACTTCTGGTGTGTTCTTCGAGACGATCCACAAGAACTTTGTGAACTTCTCAGAGAATATAAGTCTAAGCACTCAACACCAGAACTTGCGAAAGAACTGTTCCTTCAAATGAAAACTGAGGTGGGTGATAAAGAGAACCCACATTTGCAGAGAGCAGCAGCGTTTTATGTGGTAAATAAGTGTAGTTTTTCTGGTCTTACTGAGAGTTCTTCTTTCTCAAAGCAGGCATCGGTAGGTAACTTCTCTATGAGAGGTATTGAAAAGATTCCTGGGTATGGAAGCATCATCAAGGACTGGAAGATTACTAACCACCGCTACCAGGAACTTCTCACTGATGACAAAAAGTGCTTTACCTACCTTGATCCCCCATATGAAATTGGATCCAATCTATATGGTAAGCGAGGAAATATGCATAAAGGATTCGACCACGATGGTTTTGCTACTATTTGTGATCGCTTTATCGCTCCTCAACTCATATCTTATAATTCGTCTCAACTTATTCGTGAGAGGTTTAAAGGATGGGAAGTAGGAGAGTTTGATCTCACTTACACGATGAGATCAGTTGGTGAATATATGCGTGAGCAGAAAGAACGTAAAGAACTTGTGCTTTTTAATTATGGAACTGAAAGACTGGCTGAACTCAATTAATTTTACAAAAGAAGATCTAAGTGAAGACATTAGCTCTTACCCTCCATTTATCGTTAATCGTTGTTTGTCTGGGCACCTTGATTGCATCCTTTTTGCAAACGAGATGAACAAGCATCATCATATCTCTAAGGATATGCAATATTTGTTTTATCTAAATAGTTTGAGGAAAAAGAAGAG